TCATGGAAACGCGATACCAGCCATTGCCGACTGAAATTACGTTCGTCGTGTTTGTTCCTGTCGTGTAAAGAGTCGCGCCGATAGACAAATCAACGGCAACAGACGCTCCAGTAATAGCGTCTTCTCTAATCCCAATTTTTGTGTACCCGTCTGACTTGAGATAGAAACTGACGTTCCACGATCCCGCCGTTACCGCGATTGACTGATCAATCAAATGCGAGTTCGTTGATGTTGTAGGAACGATCGTTGACGCATTGACCGAGCCATCAGGAGACACCACGCTATTGGCAGTCACCGTGGCATTGGAGGTTACCCAAGTGGTCGTGAACGTGTTGCTTTGTAGCAGCGAATTCGTCCTTCCTTCCTCAATCAGCAGCCCCTTGGGGGCGCAGACGGTTTGCGGAGTTGAGGTGGTGGCGAGGTAGGGGAGAGCGGTGGAACCGTAGTTAAGTTGCGGCTGCGCTATATCAAAGCCAGAACCAATACCCGCTGCTGGATTATTGGAAATAAAACAACCGGGAAGTACTGACGTAGCAATTGCCGTAAATGTTTTTGAATAAAATGTCCAATTATTCCCGGCTGCCGCCAACGTCGCCGCAGTAGCAATGACTGCTACGTTTGAGCCGTCGTAATACGCCAAATCCGTCGCGGTAACACCCGCAGGGATTCGCGCCCAAACGGAAACCGTGAGCGTGGATGCAGGAGCATAGTTCTGAGGAATATTTATTGAAGGCTGTAGTCCTTCATATCCCGCTGCGCCAACTCGACGATACGAGACGATGCCTGTAGAGACACCGTTAACAACACCTTGAGCAACCGAACACGCAGTCGGATTACTTCCGGTGTAACCCCATCCCGTCGGGTAAGTCCCCGGCCCACCTGTTCCGGGCCATACGCTGTACGACAACAAATTCTGCTGCAACACGTTGCCCGGATCGTAGTCGAACCGAGGGCCGTAGACGGCAGCGGTGGTCGTGGGGGTGTAGGTGGTAGCGTTCGGCCCTTGCTCTAACTGAGCGCCCCAGACATAAACTGCGGTAGCAGTTTGTCCTGCGGTTACGCTAATCGCAAAATTGCCTGAACCCGCTGTCGAGCCGTTAGTAGCGGTAGCAGAAACTCTGTCCCAATTTCCCGTTAACGTCCAAACCGTAAAGACCGCCGATCCTGAAAACGGTTGCCACGAAACACTAATGGTTTGACCTGCCTGACCTTTTAAATAAACAGATCCAGTCAATGTTTGATTGACTGCGGTGTTATAACCTTGATAAAGGCTATTGTTAGACGTACCAGAAAACGTCCACAAACTTGCTGTTAACGTACCGTCAGGAGCCACGCCTGTATTTGTTGAAGTCAGCGTGACATTTGTTTGCGTTATCCAAGGACTTAGGTTTAACGCCTGACTCTGCAACAACAAGTTCGACGGCGCGTACTGCAACAGCCCAGACGAGTTGTACTGGGTCGCAACCGTGCCACGGGAGAACGTAGCGCCCTGTGGCAGCGAACCGTTCAAAAGATTCGCGTTAAACGTAGGGATGAGACCACCGGCCCCACCCCCACGCGTTAACCCTAAGCCGAAACCAAAAGCCATGTCGGCCCCTAGTAAATTGCTACGAGGTTAGTCGCGGTCGTGTTCGTCGTCCAAACACGCACCGCCTGCACAGGCAACACCGTACCGGCAAGGACACCGTAAAACAAGACCGTCTCGTTCTGCGCCGTCTGCACCTGAATGTTGCCCGATCCGCCGCAGTAAATCACCGCCGTGACTGGCACGGCGGCGTTTGACGGGTTGGTGAAGTTCGTGGTGTTACTCGTCGTAACAGCGAACGCACCGCCCGGATACTGCGGGAACGTAGGACTCGGGTGAGTTTGGTTACCCATGTCAGTGTCCTATTAGTACGTGACGACCGGCGGGTTCGCAATCGGGCTAGTCGGCGTCTGCGGGTAGTACGTGCCATCCGGGTTACGGAGGACGTAGTTGACTGACAGGATCGCAGAGCCAGCGACTGCCGTACCAGAACCCGTATACGTGAACGTAACACCGAGCATCGTGTCCGTCGGACCCGTGTTGGTGAGGTACTGCATACCGGCAATGTTGGTTATCGAAGTACCCGACACATACGTGAACGAGGTACCCGAACCGACTTGGTTACGCTGCGCGGAGTTATACGCCGTAATAGCCGAACTGGAGCCGTGCGTTACGATGTTGAGGCCGCTGCTCAGACTGACCGAACTTGCCGTGAACGTGTACGCCGTCGCCGTCGAAGTAATCGACGCAGACAACACAAGCGTCGTGGCATTGGTGATGGACGAGACCGTGATCGTACCAGTAATACCCGCGCCCGTGACCACCATGCCGGGGTAGATACCTGCGGTGGACGTGAAGGCTTGCGTAGCGCTAGTCGTAGCCGCCGTACACGTCGTGGTGACAGTCGAAACGCCCGTACTGATAGTCGTGCCGGTGCCGCCATACGCGTTAATGTTCATCGTAATACCCGTTGGGATAGTCGAGAAGTTAAACGGAATGACGACATCCAAATAGATGCTGCTGATGAACGACCCCGACGGAATGACAATAGGCTGCGCCGTGCCACCGTTGGTCGTCAGATACGGATAGAACACCGCAGACGAGTTGTTCGCAGACGTGTTCATCTGCGTGAACGAGATCGGCGCAAACTGCGAGCCGTCACCGGCACCGAGATTGCGGTAACCGTTGGTCGGGTACGAGCCAAGATACGTCGGTGACGGTGTGTTCGTCAGTACGATTGCCGGATTATTGTTCTTGATCGTGCCCAACAGTTGTGGGCCTAAATGAGTCTGTAATCCCATGATTCTTCTCCTGCCCCTTGCAGGGGGCCATGTATCGTCGTCTTACGATCTCTGCAACGTCCGCTAGGCCGGTTCGTAAGACTCAATGTTCCTAGAGAAAGGGGGCCGTGAGGCCCCCTTCGTCATCAGGCCACGCCGAACACGCCGAGCGGATCCGACCAACCGAACGAGTAACGTTCGCGGCTCTTGTACCGCACGTTGCCCGTATCGAAGTCACCGTCCATGCTGTTCTGAAGCGCAACACGCTCAAACATCTTCAGGCCGTTCGGAACGTCCGTGAGGATGTAGTAGCCGTGGGTGTCGGTCAAGAAGTGGTTCACCTTGAACCCTTCGCTGATCGTGCCCATCGACTTCAGAGCGTTGATGTCGTTGTCCGACGTACCGACGCGGAGTTCCGTGTCGAGGAGACGCTTCGCAACGAACATCTGGTTCGGCGGCACCACCAACTTGCGCGGCTTCGCGGCGATCAACAGACCGCGCTCGTCCGTCCAACCGGCGATCTGAATCGTCGCCGCTTCAAGCGACGTTTCGTTCAAGTCCGGAGCCGTCGAGAAGGTGTTGCTGTTCGTACCGCCCGAGACCAACGGGTGCGCCGTCGAGAACAGAGGAACGCCGTCGCCACCATTGTAGAAAGCGTTAAAGCCGTTGTTGATGATCGAAGCGGCCTTGTACTGCTTGGTGTACGCCATAGCGCGAGCGAGCGCTTTGGTGTAACGCTTCGACAGCGAGTCGTACAGGTTATCTTCAATCGCTTCTTCCGTGATGGAGAAGCCGAGAGCGATGGTCTCGTGGTTGTAACGAGCGGTCCACGCTTCCTGCGCATTGTCATACGCAATCGCCTGACCTTCGTTCTTAACCGGAGCAGCGTTGAAGCCCGAGAGTTTCGTCTCTTCTTCAAACGAACGCTCAGAGGTCTCGACCTCAAAGAGTTCCTTGTGTTCCTCGCCGTACGAGGCGTACTCCAGACCGAACAGGGCGTTGAGACCCGGAAGCAGTTCCTTAAGGAGTTGTGCGCGTGAAATTGCCATTGTTAGTTACTCCTTAAGCGCCAGCGCCGATGCTGGTGTAATGGTAGTCGTAGTTCCAACCCACGACGACTTCGGGGTAGCCCACAAACGCGACCGCCGTACCCGACGGAGCCGAGCAAGTGATACCGGTATTGGTAGCCGCAGTCGCGCCCGTCTGCCCCGAAGCCGCAGTCTGAACAACAACCGTGTTGGTCGATGCAACAACCGTTTGGACGTACGCAAACTGGCCCGGAAGAGCGCCCGTGTAGCCAAGGATGATGCACTGCATGCCCGGATAGATACCGGTCGTGCTTGCCACCGTGAACGAACCCGACGAGATCGCGCTAGCCGTGATCGTGTTGACCGTGACCGCCGTATCCGGAACCAACTGGACGATGCGGAACGGAGCCGACACGCCCGTGTTACGGAGGTTACCCGCCACGCTCGACGCCGAACCCACAGGGTTGCAGCCCGTGATACCCATCGACGAGTCGCCCGTCGAGGTGTTACCGCCCGCGCCCGGACACAGGTACGCATTGGTACCCACGAAGGCCGGAGACATGTAACCGATGGTGCTGGTCGCCGTGAAGGCAACGCTGATGTTCGCCGCAGCA